CGCTACCGTCCAATCGACCCAACCGACGAGCCCAGCACCAGTGGCCGTCGCCCCCAGCAGCTACGTGGCGGCAGCACCGGCAGCTCCGGTGGCGGCCCCGCAGGCTCCGGTGCAACAGGCACCAGTCCAACAGCAGGCGGTTACGAGCTACCCCCAAGCGGTCCCAGCTCAACCTACCAGCTACCAATCAAGCCCGTCTCAATACGTCCCCCAATCCCAACCGGCGGCAGCGCCTCCGGAGGGGAATCCTTGGGAATCGGCGTTCAACAAGGTGGTGGGACTGCTGAGTCAGCCAGCCCAGTCCCCGTTCCAGGGTCAACCGTCAACTCCGACCCAAGCTCCTCAAGCTATCCCGGCCAACTGGGCACAGGCGGAGCAAATCAGCCCGGGTATCAGTCAATCGGATCCCCTGACTTGGTCTCCCAACCAGGCATCCTCTCCCAACTATTCCCAAATCTCCTCGGATCTTTACGGGCAGGAAGCGGCACAGGCACACCAGCAGGTGGCCGAGGCGGTGATGGACTATTACCAGATGAGTCCGGAAACTCGTCAGGTACTGGACGCGTTCGGAGCCGAGGCTCCCGCGATTCTGAACAACTACGCGCTGAACCTGGAAGGAATGCTCGACCAGGCCGTCGCGTGGGGTCACGGCGCCGCACACGCTCTTCATAATTATGCAGAGTTTGCTGTCCAGGAACACACTGAGAACAAGGCTTACAACGAAATTCTCACCAATCCTGATGTTCTGTCGGACTACACCCTGAAGTTCTTTGGTCCTGAAGGTCCGTACCCTGTGTACGAATCTGAAACCGAACTGGAAACCCAGGGCTATCCGACACAAGCTGCAGCCAATGCGCCGGGTCCCATGCCCCAGCAGATGCCTGCACCTCCTCAGCAGGCAGCCCCTGCTAATTCCCGTGAATTCTGGAACACCTTTAGCGACCAGATGGTGCGGGATCCTCAGAATGCCTGGCGCACTCTGAACCAAGCACAACCACAGATTGTTTCTAACAAACTATTTGTCGCTGAGTGATAGATACGCAGCCGGTAGTTAAAATTACCGGCTGTTAAAATCTTCATAGTAAGACAATAGTCTGAAAACTTTCACCCGATTAACCTACACGTCCTGGAGGATAACTAACGGTGTTCATTGATAACGATTTTCCGAAACTTCTGGGCGCCGAATTATATCGGCCCCACCCAGCTTATGTTGCCGAGATGGCAACTGAGCCTGTAGTCGTACATGACTTTACACGTCAACCTGGCCAAACGGTCCAGCTTGATCGCTACAAGTTCTGGGCATCTCCCGGTACAAAGGATAGCCGTGAGCGTGTGGCTGATGAAACCATCGGTACCGCAAACAGCCGCAACATCACCAAAGAGAAGGTGCTCGTTGTGCTGAAAGAGTACACAGGTCCTGCAGACCCGTCTGATCCTACACAAGCTTCCACTTTCAAAATTGCTCGGGAGACTTTGGTGACCGCGCAGCGCCTGCTGCTTGACACCGGGAACCTGAACATGTTCCACCAGTCGATCGGCAGTTTGACTCTGTTAGACGACTACCGACGCTGGCGCGACCGGGTCTTTATTGACGAATTGTCAAAAGCTGAGGCCAACGGTGTTGCTTCATCTAGCCAGGGCGGATACTACTTTGCTGGCAGTAAAGAAAAGGATAGCTCTGGTCGCATTTCTTACACCGCTCTTGAGTATGCGGCTCAAGTCCAGCAGTTCTCTGTCAAGACTGATCTGCTGACCGTTGTTAAGGATTTGCGTAAGCGCAACGTGCCGACGTTCGCTGACGGTCTGTATCGCTGTATTTGCGATCCGACTTTCATGATGCATCTGCGTCGTGACAATGACTTCCGCGAGATCGCCCGTTACAGCGGCAATCCTGGACAAGGCATGTACATGGCTAACCCCATGATGCCTAACAACTCCAGCTTCTACATGGGTCCTCAGGCTGGTCAAGCCTACTTCCTGGCTGGCGAACCTGTGATGCCGACTGGCGTGCAGTTTGAAGGTGTTAAGTTCTACGAGTCCACCAACTTCCCGACTAAGAACATCACCGCTTCCTTCGACAACGGTGGTAACTACGCTTCTAAAGAAGTCTCCCAAGGTTACTTCTTCGGCCCTCAATCCATCGGTGTTGGTATCGGTGGACCTAACGCTCAGGTGTTAATTAATAACAACGATGATTTCTCAAGGTTCATCATTCTTATCTGGCAGCTGTACGCGGGCTTCGAAATTCTGAATAAAGATTTCGTTACGACTGCTTTCAGCTTCGTTGAAGATGACGGCGATCTCTGATCTAATACTGAACTAAAGTAAACACACATAGGAGTTATAAATGTCCTACTTGTCCTCTAAAAAAATCTTTCCGGGTAACTGGACGGAGGCTCTGAATGGTTGGTATAAAAATATCGATACCAACGACGATGGTACTAACGACAAGTCCAAAGGCGGCCCTACTTCGGTACTGGCTACCCCCGGCTATCGTTATTTCCAACAGCGCGGCTATGTGAGAGTTACTGCCACCTCTGGTGGTGGTGCAGTTGCTTCTGCTGATGTTATTGTTCCCTCTCCTTATCGGAACGACGACACCCGCACCGACATCACCGGCATGGTGGTCTCCGGCGACTCCACTCTGCCTGCTTACGGCTATCGCGCCACTGTCGCCATCGCTTCCGGTTGGGGTGACAACCGCACTGCCTCTGGCGTCTACGCTGCTACCGGCAACGTCATTTCCTTTGGTCGTGACAACGGCGGCAACCCTGTTGCAGCCTCTGGTGTTGGTGAAGGCTTGATTCAGGCCAACCTCAGCTCCACAACCTCCGGCGGCCAAGCTGGCGAAATCTTCTTCGCTGGTGGCTCCTCTGCCCTCGGTGGCACTCCTTTCCTGACGGCTACCGGCGCTGCTGGTCTGGCTGCTGGCAAGGTGTACAGGGAAATCACCGCAGCTACTACCTTTAAGGTCTACGCTAAGGCTTCCGCCAACGCAGTCGCTACCTCCGGTGGCTTCTACATCTCCTCTGGCGATGCCAACGCTGGCAACTACGGTTATATTGTGGTCGAGCTTTGCTACATCCAGCCTGATGAAGCAGCTGACTATAATGCAATCGAAGCCTATCTTCCTGCTAAAACTGTTAGCAGCGGCAGCTGAATAATGTAAAATAAGGCCAGTACACCACTGGCCTTTTCATGATGTTGTTCAAGCATAAAAAAACAGGAGCAACCTTAAAGGTTATTTCTGAATGGGATGACGGCGATTGGAGGATGGTTCAAGATTCCGATGGCCGTTTATTTACCTGCTGGCACGAAGAGATTGAAGCGGATGAAAAGGCTACTAAAAAAGTCAAGTCCCTGCAAGTAAAAGATCGCGCCAAAAAAGAAGAGCCGCGTGAGTTCCCCCCTGAAACTCGACTGAATATCAACACTGCTACTCCCCAAATGATCGCTGATCATATTCGTGGTGTAGGCATTCGGACCGCCAAGAAGATTAAAGATCTTCAAATGTCGCTCTCGGGTGAAAAGTTTTCGACATTAGAGCAACTGAGACAAATCAAACAGGTTGATTGGGACTCTGTGCTATCAAGTGACTTGATTCGCCTTTGACAAGAACCCTCGGGAAACCGGGGGTTATTTCATTTATACTTAAAATATCGCGGTAAGTTTGTTGGCAAATGAGTAAAGAAAAAACAGTTAGTGAAATTTTAAAATTCACACCAGAGCAGCGTGCTGCTTATTTAAACACTATCGCAGGCGAAGCATACTTAGGCGGACAAGGTAGAGATATAGCTGGTGTTGCTTCTAATCTCATTGCACGTCAGCTCTCACCAAACTTTCCTAATGAGATGATGGGAGTCGTTACGGCTCCAGGTCAATACGAAGCTAATTTCAAATATTCACCTGAACAACTGTCCGCAGAAAATCTTAGAGGATTGTCCGAACGGGATCAGCAGCGATTAATTGAGATTGCAGAAAATCCTAATTTAGTCGGGGGCGCCTTTCAAAAAACAGGTGGCGCTACTTCTTTTAGAGGACAAGCTCTTTTAGATAATAGACTGCCACAAGATGTAATGTTTGAAGATAAAGGTAATTTTTATTTTGATCCTGTTTCAAGGGAAGTACAGGAAAAAGCGGTTGCTCTTTTGGGAGGAGACCCTGAAGCTATTGCTTCTTACCAACCGCAAGGAGTAGGTCAAGGAGACACATCCCCTACTGTTAATCTTCCTAATAACAGTGTTTTTATTGAAAACATTAATGTCCAACCCTATAAAGAGGAAAAGAAAAAAACTGGTTTTAATTTTCAAAATTTTATGAAACGGCAAATTTTAAATTCTGTTTTAAACCCAATGGCTGGCATGAATTTTTTAGGTGGCTACACATCTGTTAATCCATCTCTAGCTGGTATGAAAGACGGAACTATTGATAATCTCTTCGGATTTTAATCATATAATAGAGATACTGAGGTATTGTCTGTGCAACTATCCACGTTTGATAAAAGTCGCGTGAGATATCATCTGGGATATTTCACTACTTCTGTTCCAGCAGGTGACTTTGCCCGTTTGGAAGAGGCTATGAATACCATTCCAGATTCGTTTTTTTACAATAAAATTATCACCCACCTTGGTCGGTGTGATACTGCAGAGAAAAAGACTGAAGTCGCATCTTCACCTTCCACTCGAATCGAAAAGATCGAGGGTGATGTTGATCGTACCATCAGCTCCAGTAATGCTAGGGAAGCGTTAAAAACATGGGACGAAATTTATCTGTATGAGACAAATGCTCTCGCGCAGATTCTTTATGTGCCAAACTATAAAGATCCCTTCCAAGCCCGTTACCGCTACGAGCGGTCAGGTGCTGAATTTATCCAAGCATTACCAGGACCGGCAGATACTGCAACTGGTTCCAATGTTTATCTAAATGCTACCTGTCGTTAATTATGAATTACGATCAACTCAACAGAGCTTTAACAGCCTTCCCTGGTGCATTAGTAAATGCTCCTATGACCCTTGTACAAGGGCTTGGAATGGGGTTACAGGCCGGAGTCGGTGCTCTTCAGCCATTAGTAAATCAAGGACTTAATGAGCTGGAATACATGGGCAGTGAGGTCGCTCAGGGTTACACACCTTATGTTCGTCCTCGCATGTCTGAAGAAGCCGCTCAAGATTTGAGAGATCAAGAGTCTGAGGAATTTGGTGGCAAGCTACCTACTCAAGCTGATTTGGCAGAGCGAGCATATCAAGAAGAAGCTGTGCGCCAAGCGCAGCAGACTGACCCCTTCATGATGGCTCAGCAACCGTCGCAAGTTCAATACGATCCGCAGACGGCGATGATGATTAACGAACAAATCTACGGTGTTAATTTTAAGGATAAGGGAAGAGGACCGAATCCCTTAGTTCAACAACTTCGAGAAGAGTTCCCTCGTCTGCAAGAATTAGCTGCTGAGCGTGAGGCACAACAAGCAGCTAACGATCCACGGGAAGCAGCTCAAGCGATGCTGCGAGGAACACAAAATGCCATGCTTGGCGATGCAGTGCCCTTCACTGATGCTGGAGAGCAGACGCTTCTTGACACTGCAGCTGCACAAGGTTTTCTGCAGCAATTAGGTCGTTTTGAACCACGCTAATCATGTCTTTACGTAGCTACGCTGATTACTTAGACGGGGACTACACCCCAGGTCAACTGGCACGAATGTCCGTGGCGCAGTATGGCCTCACTCCAATGAAAGAACAGGAAGCTATTGCAAACCTTCGCTATGATAAAGATCTTAAATTTGAAGATGTCGATCCAATAAAAACAGATCGCTTTGAAGAGTTCCTCATGATGTCGAAAAATCCTGAGCAATTTATGATGAGTAAAATTAATCTACCTTCTCGTTTTGTTGCCTTGCAGAACTTTGCAGGTGGGAGCTATTGATTTATAATTAAAAAATATCCGAGATAAATCTGTGTCGTCTACAAATACCAACAAACAGCCTGTCTTTATTGATCGTCCTCTCTTCGATCACGCTCTGCTTACCACGCAGATTGCAGGCAGTGAATCGGACAGGACATTTACTGTTCAGGGTGGACAAGCGCCTGCTTTATTAGTGGATATGGACGCAGCCTTGTCCGAAGATAATAACAGCGGTGGTGTGATTGATTCGGTCAAACTAACGAGAGAGGGGGAGTTTCAAATTCCACCGGAATATACTATCAACGTCTCTACCTCTGGTACTGCAATTACTCTGAGCAGTGGTGATGTTGTTTTTATTGAAGACGCCACTCCTGTAACGGGTACTAACAGCGGCGTTGGATATTACACTTACACCGGATCAGTAACCTTGACAGGTGTAAATACAGCCTTGACATATTCAGGCGGAACTGCTTCAGGTTTTGATCTACGCAATCAATTTATTTATTCACAGGGTGTTGTTACTGCGTGTTTCTATCACACCCGAGGCACAACCAATCCGGTTCCTGCGAGCGGTGATTACGAGTTTATCTTCTCCAAGACACTGAGTTCAGGTACAAATGAATTGGATTGCAGTGATGTCCTACCTCAACTTGCAGCCCCTGTACCAGCAGCTGGTGACACAGCGGGCCTGTCTAATGGCACCCCCGTAAGGAACCGTGGCATTTATCTTGAGAAAGGTGACCGTTTATACGTTGGTATTTTCCCGTCTAAGAAGAATAGTGCAGGATATGCACCTGGTTTAGCAGTAACTGTCCAGGGCGGATTTTTCTAAGTGGCAAAAAAGAACGGTCAATCGTTTGGAAACTTTGACAGCAAAACAGGTTTCACCTCTTCCGTCTGGGGTGTGAAGCCTATAGTCACTGAGTTTTCAAAAGGTTCTGTTCCTGATTCTATTTATTCCTCTAATCGCGAAGCGGCATGGACGAGGTGGCGACGAGGTTTTGAAATCTATTCAAATAGTTCTATCGGTGAAGCATACAGTTATCCATTTGATTACATTATTCCTGTTGGTAATATTCCTACAACCGGCAATAGACCAAGAATCGCAGGAGTGTTCCAGGGCTTTCCCACGACGAACAAGGAGCTTGGTATGCACTGGGCCGGAGTTCGTATCGCTGGTAGTTTAAGGTTAGATAACATCCGAGACAGAAGTGTAAATCCAAATATTCTTGCTTCAATTAGTTCTGTAACAGAGGATGAGAATTATTGGTATGTACAGCTTGCAGGGAACTGGAGTGCTCAGAATCCATTACCAGCACCGCTGTTTGTTTTCACCGGACCAGGTAGGCCTCCCCTTTATCCAATCAATGGTGAAGTTTTAGAAGACAGAATCGTAGAGGTGGGAGGAGCCCCAATTACAGCTGAAACAATTAATCCAAATACACAAACACGCTACGGTTTTGTTCAAGCTGTTCTTGTAGAAACAAACGAAAAGACTGGTGTTTTAAAACTACAAAAACAAGGATCGGTTCAATCTACTCCCGATGCTGTTTTTGTTACTCCCTCTCGCGGCGCTCCTTCAGTTGGTAGATTTTTGATGACAGGCACACGGTATTGCTGTTCTTGTCAAGATTTTACGCGTAGAGAGTATGCGTACATGATGAGTCTTGGTAGTCAGAATATGCAAAAGATTTTTCCACGCACTAAGGTATCTACAATTAAGCCCGGTCGTTTTGAACGGATGTACAAGGGCGAAGTCATAAGTGATTTTTCCGCAGGTCCAATTCCTGTTGTTCGTCCCAAGCTAGATGCTAATGGAAATCCGATTGTTGATGATCGTGCAATGACACCGGCAACGGAAGATCGTGCGATGGAAGTTGTGTCTCCTTCACCTGAATTCAATATCCCACCGTCTATTACTCCAACCAGTGAAACTATATCGGGCACGACAAGAGATCGCCCAGGGATGTTTAGGGACTTTGGTGCTGTCTACACTAGGAGTACTCCGTTACCTTCATTGGAAGGAGGTAAGGCAGAAGGGATGCCTAACTATAATGACTACAAGACAACTCGTAATGATGATGGGTCTCACACCATCACCTCATTGACCGACTTCTGGACACCTCTTCTAGATGAGCAGCGTTACTGCAAACATATTTATGCTATGAAATTTGCTGAGAAAGTATTCCCTCCAGAGCCTTCTGATTTACCTGTCAGTTATTTAGGAAGTATTACAGAATGGGAACAAGCTCTTGTTGAGAAAACAAATAAGGATAATGAGAAAGCAAACTATTCTATTGCGGAACGAGGGTTATCAATGATGGATGTTCCTCCATACAACTGTGGTGCACCAATGATGATGCCTATGGCTCAGAAGCTATTTAACATTCCGAGTGACTTTGTTCAGATGTCTGGTTTTCGAATGTATGATAAAAATGGAAAGGAATATAATCCTTCTGCAGGAGAGCGTCCGGAGACAATCTGATGGCTGAATTTGGTGAAATTGTTGACGGTGTATTTGTTCTTTCAGAAGAGCAGGTAAAAATTCGTCGGTATGGAAAAAGCAACATAAAAGTGAGCGGCACTCCTACCGTGTATCATGCAGGGGATGTCGTCAATCTCCCTTATGAGTCAGGTGAGACCTCAACGATTGAGGCCATTGGGGCTTGCTGGTCAGCGTTCGCAACAGGGACATAAAGGTATATATACTGGGCGCTATACTATCTGTAAGCCTCATGGCTTGCATGATACAACAAGTAGCATGGAAAAACCTGTAGACCAGAAGATAGTCGATGACTTCTTCAAGTTATCGACAGTAAATAACACTAAAAACATTGCTTGGCTATATGGCATGGTCGCCACATATGGAATCAAGCCTACACACTTACAACGTTTTTCATGGGGACCAGAAAATACCATCCTGGTTAAAGGACGGAAAAGACCAGTCAAACCACTTCATCCCCATTGGGCAATTATTTTTAATTTAAAAAAGCAGCCCCGTAATATACAGGACCGCTTAGAAACTATTTGTGATGATTTAAAAAAAGCAATTACAACAAAAACAATCAAGTGTGAAATTAAAGAACTTCTATTTGCTCATCGGGAAAGAAAGAAAAACTTTTATGCAATCAAGCGTTGATGAGACCCTTTTGTGAAAGGGTCTTTTTTACTTCCCTCAGATTGTAACGATAGCTGTCACGAGAGTACGTGTTGTCAAAAGCTCGGTAATGACGGCCCAAGTTAAGAGTTCCGTCATCCCGATATTTGAAGAGGGTTTCACGATCGATCCCTAGTTCCAGGATCGTTTTGTTGACGGACTTCCACATAATGTGCGCGGATTTGTGCGTACCCTTGTAACGTATCCTTGTACCTGAGGCTGTCAATACCACTTCACAAAAGTTTATGCTGATACCAGGATAGGGCCTACTAAAATGTTATAACGGCTCTAAAGGCATGTTTAACAATGAAAAGGATCCACTTGCCCTTCTCATTGAGTTAACACCGAAACGAGCGAAACGACGTTTTAGAGAAGCTATTTACGAGGACTGGGATCACTGTTGTGCCTATTGTGGACGAACGGCTACATCTTTGGATCACGTAATCCCTCGTTTTAAATCCGGGTCAAGCAATAGAAACAACCTGGTTCCTTCTTGCCAACGCTGTAATTCCAATAAAGGATCATTGGATATGCAGACGTGGTATGAGAGCCAGGATTTTTATTGTCCAAAGAGATATGCGAAGATTGTTTCGTGGACAGAGCAAGAGTTTATAGACTTCTATGATTTTGTAAAACCCACAATTAGTTATAGGACAGCGTAAAAGATTAGCTATAATTAAATATCTGGACGGCCTTTTAGGCAAGAGCATAAGACATGGCCAAAAATGCAAAGGAATTTTTGCAAAAATACGCAAACAATAATAATGAAAACATAGTCAATAAGGCCGAGCTGGAGAAATTTACGGGAAGTGACTCCCAGCTAAAACAAATAATTGCCGATAGTCTTTCGACAAATAATAAGTGGGCTTTTAATGGTAAAGCAGTTGAATACTTAAGAGGTAAAGGTTTTCAACCGCCTGATTTTTCGGAATATGTAAATCACCCTGATTATACGGATCTTAAGAATGCTTTTGAAAAGTATAAGAGAAACGGAGGGAAAAAAACAAAAGCAGAATGGGGTAAACGACATTGGGTCAACACTGGTAAAGCAGAAGGTCGCACAAAGGGATTTTATCCTCAAATTTCAGATGCTCAGACTTTTGTAAATACATATAAGAACTTAGGCGGGCTTAAAAGGTCCGAAATGAGGGAGTCTTATACAGGAGATTACGCCGATTTAGTAAAAGAAGCTGCTAGGCAAGGAGAAACGTTTGCAGGCGCTGCGCTTGAACATGTTAGAGACAAGGGTGGTTTTGGAAAGCCAAAAGCTTTCTTTAAATATTTTGGAGATGAAGGTATTTCAAAAGGTGAGATAAAAGATTACTACACAGGGGATTTAAATGATCTTTATGAAAAAGTCGATAATAATAACGTCACTCTTAACGAAGGCGCTAAAAATTATCTTGCAAACAAAATAGACATTACGTTTGATAATCCCGCGTCATTTTTAGATTTTTATGGCGGTGAAGGTCTAACAAAATCAGAGATTGAAGACAACTACACGGGTGATTTAGAAAAGCTTATTGAAAAAGCAGACAATAAAGATATAAGTTTTGATGAAGATGCAAAAGACTATATTAATGAGCAACTACCACCTGAGTCGGAATATGCTAGTTATAGCAATGCCGCTCAATTTTTAAATGTTTATGGCGCAGATGGAAAGATTTCTAGAGCAGATATTGAAAATCACTTTACAGGTAATTTCAATAAGCTTGTACAGAAAGCATACAATAAAAATATTGATATCGGTTCCGGCGCACAGAGTTATATTACGAACCAGTTAGGGTCTTATCCGCAGATTGAAGTAGAAGAGTATCCAGAGGTACCCACGTTTCAAACCACAGATACTAAAGAGAGCGGAATTCTTAAATGGAAAGGTAATAAAAATACTTGGTTGTACAGTGACTTAAAAGAAGATCACAGAACTGATTACAAAACAGATCGTGCGATCAAAAGAGAAGTAGTCAAGACTGACTTTTACTTTGTAAGGACTGAGAAAACGAGGTGGGGAACAAATACCATTGTTGCAAGAGATATTATCACGAATGAAATATTTCCTGATGGTACTAAGCAAGAAAAAGACAGGGAAACTTTCGAAGGCACAGGTTATTTCTATGATCCAGACAACAGAAGAGGCAGACCAGGTTCGAACCCCACATATAGTTACTTTTCTAATGAAAATGATTCAGAAGATTTTGAAAGTGAGTACGATTCAGTATTCTACGACGTTAAAAGATGGAATGACGATAATGGTAAGGCAGCCAAAAAGGCTAACGAAGAAGGCGAAAAATTAAATAAAGAGAATGTCGTAAGAAATGAAAATGCTAGAAATATTAATACAGAAAGCCGTAATATTGTTCAGCTGGCGAATAATACACAAGGCAATGATTACATACAACAACGCACTGTAATCGAGGCCATTAAAAACAAGAATGGCATTACGGACGATGTTAAAAATAATTTTAAAGATCAGTTCAGACAGTTTTATCTTGATGAAAAAATTGTTCCTTTTGATACCAGAATTGCAGCTAAAGATCCTACAGGTAACTTTGACGCTTCATATTACCTCACAAATTATGAGGAAGTAAAAGAGGCGTGGGATCGAGAAGTTGCAAATGACAATTTAGATGTCATTGCAACTGTTGGTTTCAGTGAGACTGCTTTTGCAGAAAAGCATTACACAGAGTATGGTCAGTTCGAACGCCGCAGAGGCAGTAAAGAAGAAGAAACCACTGCGGCAAACGCATATAAGCTCAAAGCACCAACAGATTTAGAAAAAGCAAACATTCTTGATAAACAGCTTGGTCTTGATGAAACACAAGAAGAACCTCTTAACGAACGCCTTAGAGAAGACAAAAGAGTTGTAAAACTTTGGGAAGAAGTACGTGAGGGTGGTAATGATTATTACGACGCAAAAAAAGAAGAGTTAGGACTTGACTTACAGAACTTTAATGATTTCGCATTAGCTTTTCTTAGTGAAATCAATAATGACACACAAACAAGTTCCATTAAAGATCAGTTACTTGCTGATGAGATTTTGGTAGAAGGTGAAGAATATATCACTGATCTTGAAGATGCGTTAACCAGATCTGCAGGTGATGCTGCCAGAGAACAGACAAAGGATTTTGGCGCATTGACTCAGAGTGTTTTAAAAGACACTCTTGACAGACTGGAGCAGGCAAAACAGATGGAAGCAAACTTCGATCTGTATTCAGGCTTTTCGGATTTTGGCGAAGTTATGGATCCCGGCGCCAACCTTACTAATTCAATTTTAGGGGACAGTGGAATTGGTGGTTATCTAGGATTTATTGGGGGTCCTGAATATGCAGAAAGTTTAGAAGAAGGTATTAACAGAGTTTTCGGCATGGGTAATCTTGCTGAAGTAAATTGGCAAAAATGGTTTGATGAAACACTGACTGAAAAATATGCAGCGAAGTTTGAAGAAAAATTCCGAGATTTGGAATTTACTCGCAACATCTTAGAGGCAGCGGGTCCTAACAGCAGAGACTTCGTTGCCTATGTAAATACAAATGAAGATTTAGCAGAAAACTACGTCAACTACATTAGAAAAACCCCTGAGGCGGAGCGTCTTACTAAAGCTGAGTGGGGCGCTAGAAACTTTAAAAGAACAGGAGGTAAAGGTGAAGACATAAGTGCATTACAGAAAAACGTATGGAACGCCGAAAATAATTCTTTTACAGATAATTTTCTAGCTGATTCGTTTTTTAGAAACACAAAAGAGGTTAGTGATTTTTTAACTTCTGTCGAGGGCGGTGAAGAACTATTAACTCAAATTACATCGCCTACTTTTGATTCTTTATCACTAATCAAACAAATAAAAGATGTTAATCAAGCTATCGAAGATGTTGATCGTGGTAAATATGATTTAACTCTTGACACTGAACTGGGTGAGGAGGTTATTGAGGCACAGTTTGCACGTGATTTTATTACCGACTTTGTGCGTCCTCGCTTCAATCAATCCAAATCAATAGCTGAATTCAGAGATTACATTAATGTTGATCCTAGGTATCAAACGCCTTTTCAAATGCAGAATATTATTGATGCATTGAAAACGACAGCACAAGAACGTGCTCAGTACTACATGGACCAAGTGAATGGTGCGATCGATCAAAATTTTGATGCTGCTTATTATGAAGATCCAACAGAAGGTTTTGGCAAAGGCACTGGACAGGCTATTGATTTAAGGACTAATCTCCAAAAGCAAACAGTTGAACAAGATTATCAAAATGCTTTAGACGGTAAACTCAGTGGAACTATTGATTGGCGTAAAGAAATGTACAGATACGCTGTACCTATTAAGTACAGCAGTAAAGATCCTATTTATGAAGGTGTGTCTGGTTATTATCGACCAATTAAGGAAATTGACAAAGCAGCTTTTATGAGGATGCATTATGAAGTGAAAGGTAAGTTTGGTGTAGAAGACGAAAATGGAAATAAAATTATTTTTACACCTGCAAAAAATGTTGCAGATCCTGAACGTATCAAACGATATGTATATTACGAAGTAATGCCTATGCTCGAAGATGAAGCAATTGATATCGGTAGTATTTTTGGTGAGTTCGTTACTCCAGAACAATTTGCAGATGACGTAATTAGTTCTTTTGACTTGGCTACCGATGAAGAAGTTGCTGAGATTCTTGCAAAATATGGCCTTGAAGGTGCGGATGCTGGTATTGAAGAACTGCGAGAAACACTTGTAGAAATGATTGCAAGCAATGACGCATTAGCAATTAGACAAGGCATTAAAGACATTAATGAGCAAGGTTTACGTCCCGACCAACAAAATCTTGGGGTTACTTACATTGAGAGAGAAGAAGATTATGATCCGGAAATTAAAGGTGAGAGTCAACTGTTCAAGGCCTTTCAATCAGTTGGTTTTAAAGGAACTGAGCAGGAATTTTATGATGAGTTTATGCCTGATGCAGACCAGGAAGAGTTGCGCTTTTTAGAAGATTCTATGAAAGGGCTTAACTTTGACGCTGGTGATTTCAGTGATCCTTTCTCTATGCTGGCCACTGCTGATAGCTATTTTCCTGATGAAGACGAAAGCCTCTCTAGTGATTTTGGAGGTCCGGATCTAGACGATTTTGCAACACGTTACAAAAATGCATACACAACCGATAGATTCTTCAATGTTGGTAAAAGCACTGACACTTATGGCTCTGATTATGATGATCTCTATGAGAATTATCCCTTGAAGAAAACTAAAGCCGGTTCTAATTTCTTAGAAGGCTTTACTAGGGGATTCGCAAGAGGCGCTGATAAAAAACTCAGTGTTTTTTAAAAGACGTTTTATTATGAAGAAAAGGATTACACAGAATGTCTGATAAAGCTAAAAAGGCTAAAAAAGCGGCGGCGCGTTACAAAGGATTGACGCCAAATAAGCCTGTTCGAACTCCTGATCACCCTACTAAAAGCCATAAAGTATTAGCTAAAGAGGGTAATAAAACCAAGCTAATCAGATTTGGTCAACAAGGAGTGAAGGGAAGCCCCAAGAAAGATAATGAGTCTGAATCATATAAGAAAAGAAGAGAAAGTTTTAAAGCAAGACATGCTAAAAACATAAAAAAGGGTAAGATGTCTGCAGCATATTGGGCGGATCGCGAGAAATGGTAGAAGTACAAATTGAAATGTCCATAGCAGATTGCCGTACGTTGTATCAAGCCGTATGCGATGCTTATGAGAAGTGGCCTGGTTCTCCTGCACGTCCTGCAGAAGAACAGCAAAAACTATTGCATATGCGTACTTTTTTATTTAGTATCTTATGTGAAGCTTCTTTCAATAAGGATGAGTAAGAATGCAAAGGGCGGTGGCTATGTCATCGGAACTCCAAAAAAAACATCACAAGGACAAGGGAAACACTCTCGTCCTAAAAAAGACCGTAAAAAGTTGCGTGGCCAAGGCAAGTAAAATCTGATAAAATTACCGAAGCTAATTGTTTGGCCGTGAGAAACTTTGGCCCGGCTGAATACATTATCAAAAAATATGAGGGCTTCAATAATAAAGCTTACTCAGACCCTCTTTCTGATGGTGCTTGGACGATCGGCTTCGGTACTCAGTTTTACTCTGATGGTTCTCCCGTTCAGCAGGGTCATCGTATAACGCGAGAAAAGGCTGACGAATATTTATCTGATGAGTTGCATGTCATTGAACTTGATCTGTTAGATCTAAATTTACGTTTGGACGACGCCATGGTGCAAGCTTTGGTTTCTTTCATTCATTCAGTGGGCTGGTCAGCTTTTTTATACAGCAATATTGTTGATGCCATGGATCGTGGCGACGTTACCGCCGCTGTTGAAGAGATTAACAAATGGATTTTCGACGAAGATCATAAGGCAGTTGGGGGCCTTGTCGAACGTCGCATGGAAGAAACCACGTTGTTTTTGTCAGACTTAGACGATTATTTTGCCCCTCGAATTCCGAATATTTTGCTAAAAGCCTTTAGAGATTACGAGGCATCTGCAGAAGAAGTACAGGCGATCCGTCGTTTAGAGTCTTCGATCAGTCCTTATGTACTTGCAGAATTTGCGAACTCTTTCGGTTTATACAATAGGAAGAGTTTCTTTTCAGAGTTCGATGTCGATCGGATATTTGAACTGCCGAGTTAAAATAAATTAGTAGCGAAAATTCTGTGGAGTCATCCAAAGAGACTAAGGAATTTCATTTACCTCTAGAAATGCAGTTCGCTATGCGTAAGGCAGAAGTCCACGCAAAAGAACTGGATCGTGAAGAGCTTATCGTCGCCCTTTTAAATTTATACCACCAACGTCTTATGGAGTGGAACGCGATCAAAGCGTTAATGGCAGAAGAGCATGTTGATATTGAATTTGATATCCCCACCGACCTGGAGTTATCAGAGCTGGTGGGGCAAATGGAATTTGAAGATGAAGATGATGGCGGCTCTTTTGCCGTCTAATCATCTAAAAAAGCAACCAGACGGTCAATGTACCACTGCGCTTTTTTAAGTGACTCGACACCCCCTTTATGAGCTTCGCGCCAAACATACTTGGCTACGTTACCTTTTAGGTATCCTTTATATTCTTCTGGCGTTAACTGCGCTTCAATTGCTTCAATGCACTCGATACTTCCGTCACAGTAATGTGAAGGATGATTTACCGAATCAATAAGCACAGGACGTTCATAATCACTGATCTCATTTTTATTGAATTTACTCGAAAGAGCATCTAACTCAAGTAAATCATCTTCTTGGGAAATAGCAGGCGACGTGGCCCAGGGGACTGGACAAACTCCTCCGGGACAAGTCTCTTCTTCTTCAGCGGTCACTGGAGCGAAAATCCACGAAGCCTCATCGCTCTCTCCCGTTCCTGTTGACGAGCCGGATCCATGTTGTCCATCACTGCTGGTTGACCCATCTGAGTCACACCGTTCGAGGCACCCTCCAGCATCCCCCGAGCAAGGCCCTCCTCCACACTTGGAATGAATCCTGTCAGTCCCGGGCGTGCTCCCGGAGCCTGACTCGGAATCACAGGGGCCATCTCCTTGCCCATATAGAATCCCCGGGACTGCGCCTGAACCGAACCCGGATATCGTGATACAGCCTGATCCGCCATCGCTGATTGGCTCTTTAAAACCGGTTCCGGATTTCCTTCCAGTTGAAGTTGCTGTCTTTCGTACCCCTCTTCGCATACCGCCAGTCCATTGTTGTACTGATTATATGTTGGCACATCTTTACGCTGATTACCAAGCTCTGCATCGAAATCGCATACAGAAAGGCAACGGCGTACTGCTGGGTTTGTGCCAATAAAGTTGTCACGAAACGATGCTACAGCGTCAAGCATTTTATTCATGTTTACTGCTACTACAATGATAACAGGGAGAATTATTTAACTTGGCAGAATTTCGCGGCGGATATGAACCAGATGCTCGTTTTCTAGACGAAGACGAGCAGGTCGATCTACGCAGGGCGCAGGGTGCTTTCCAGCAGCGTTCTTCGCCTGATGTAAGAGAAGATAATGCTCGACGACGTGCCTTAAGTGCCAAGGCCGCTGGTGAGTATCGTAAACGGCAGGGATACTCTCAACCCAATCTTGGTGGCCGTATTTCAGTCGGTAAGTTTGTCCTAGATTCTTCCCCGTTTGGAGGCACTGAGTTACCTAGCTTACGGGGAAGAAACTATGGAAGACCTGGTGCAGGCGGCATGATGTATGCAGATAAACCGGATGCCGCCTTTGGTACTTTTTACGGCTTCTCTTAAACCTTAGAGAAGACAACTTCTGCAGGTTGATTTTGATATTTACCCTTGCGGTCTTGATAACTAACTGAACAGTCTTCGCCAGTCAAAAATAAGAGCTGTGTAATACCTTCATTGACATAAATTTTGTTAAATAGTCCTGTGCAGTTACTAATTTCTAATGTTAAATAACCTTCCCACATTGCTTCGGCGGGAGTGATATTGACAAGGATTCCCGAACGGGCATAAGTTGACTTACCCACGGCTACTACTGTGACATTACGAGGCAACTTAAGCCGTTCTTTTGCAACGCCCAGACAGTAACCATAGGGCGGAAGAATGTAATAAGAACCTTTACTATCTTTATGTAAATCAAGGGGCTTGAGGATGTCAGGATCAAAGTCCTTTGGATCACAGACGCCAGACTGAACACCACCAAATAAAAAACAATGCTTGTCGTCGAGACGAATATCGTATCCGTAAGACCCTAAACCGTAACTAAGAATTTTCTTGCCATCTACTTCGGAAACTGTATGATCGGCAAACGGTTCAATCATCTGGCTTTCTTTAGCCAGTGCCGCAATTTCTTTGTCGGCTAAAAGCATTAGCTTTCTCCAGGTATATAAGCTTAACAGATACAGCGGCCCATAGGACTATAGATATCGATAAATCTCTGGATGTTTTCATCATTCAAACCGTGTGGCGGCATGTAAACCAGGAAGGTCGTACATGTTTTATAGGATTTCTCTAAACCTTTACTGGTGTTCTTAATTAAGTACGGGCGGTTTGCTAAGACGCAAAAAGGAAAGTCAAAGATACGCTGATCCATCCTCAGCATGTCTGGGTGGTTCGTCATATACAAAGCGTGTTTGATGTTTCCCTTCCACCATTCTCTGTACAGTCGGCGGAACCAAACCGCATGAGACGATACTAATGTACTAGACGAAGCGCGTGTCTTTTTCCATCTAACGTTTCTTTTATCCCAAAAGTATGTACCTGCCGGAGGAAATAGATACACACTTCCGTGCCAATCCTGGACATTGAGTCCGTCATCACTAGGCGTGTAATACTGTGTAGCTTGTACGAAACGATTGGCTACTTTAGAACTAGCTACGTCAAGATCTATGCCACCTAGTAATGCATGGGCATTACTCGTAAGATCTTGGTTCGTAATAAGTTCTAAGTCCTCCTGATAATTCCTGGGTCTCATGAGACAACGTCTTCTAACTTGTCTCCTGCAGCAGTGTTGTAATCAATCTCAAAATAACGTATGCCTTCGTGGTCGTTGACTACATAACCAGCTTTCTCAGTAGGGTCAATTTTTTGTGCTGCAGCCAATATCCTTCGAAAGGTTTCAGCAAGGTCGCCATTATTATCTCGCTCACAAGATTCTTCTGCGGCATGTAGCTCTTTAAGACTCATGAAGAACACGTTACGTTCTTGTTCCGGCTGGAAACACATAACGCCAGGGCCTTCAGCATCCCAAAACTTGCAATACTGTTTCCCCATATCCGCCAAGATAATCTTGACTGTAGTGTCAAGCATCCGAGTTTTAGTCAGGTCCGGCTCTTTACCCAAGAGACTGAACAGAAGCTTTTCTCTACGGTTCATTTCAGTAATCCTTGTTTGCGTAATGAATCCAGAAGTTTTACTTCAGGCCTATACGTGACAACCATTTTGCCAAGCGCCCCCTTCTGCTTGATCAGCTTACCATTTTCGTCACGCAATTTACTAAACTCTCCGGATCTAATTAAATATTCTGCTACGCAACGCAGTCGTCTTTTGAGAGGAAGTTCTGCGGTAGGAAACTTGCCGCAAATGGTAGCGGGCTGCATGTCTTTGAAGGCAATGCGAAGGCGATTCGCCAAGGTCATATGAGAATTTTCATCCTCATCTTCATATTTTTTTAAAGCTTCAAGATATCTTTTGAGGCAATCTGTATCAAAGGAACCACTAGGCGGTATAAAAGGTTGAATTTGTTTTGCTAAAGAGTCCGGAAGAATATCGTGAAAGTTTTCTAGAGTAACCTCAGCGATACTGACATTATTAAATCGGTAACTCATAGGTCAGGGTCGGCCAGATCGTCCTCTCTAGGTTTAGTCCTATATTTAGTGGCTCTATTAAAGGCGCTGTCATCCGTATTATTATTTGCCGCAAAAGTACCTACGAGTTGATTCCATGGAATTCGAATTGTTCCACGATGTACGGTATCGGCATTCATGTTGACGTAATGAATACCCTCCTTCCAACCTGTTTTTGCATAGCGTCCCATTGTGATCCAGTTGCGTAACGTGGATTCAGAGATGCTTAAACGACGGGCGCATTCCTCCAAAGTAATGTATTCATCAGCGTACGCTCTTGGATCGAGAACATCGGTTTCTCCGTTTTGATATCGGCTATGCCACATCGCTTCAAGACAAAGTCGAATACCTCTAAGTTCAGAAACAATTGCTCTGATTCCAGTATTTGTCGGGGATGGCATATCCTCGCTTTTTAATTTTTATAATGTTAAGCTACGAGCAAATGTATGTCTACCCATGGAAGGACAAGTTCCAGCAAGTCAGCCACCGGAATTTAATACAGCCCCCTCAATCACACCTGAAAATATTCAAGCATTGAAAGAGGAGGCCCGCAGGCGAGCAATCGCACAGGCAATGCAGGATCGCCAGACCATGGAGCAAGCCCCTCCACGTCCTGCACCGCAGCCTCAGTACGTTCCGCAGCCTCAGCCACAACGACAGTTTGTACCAACGCCGCAACCTCAGCCTATCGTCGTACGGCGCAATTTGACGATCGCTGAAGTTGGTCTTCTTATTGCAGTGTCCGTAGGTATTCTTGCAGGTATCCAATTCACATGGAATTTTTCTACTGATATCTTGTCTCGTATTGAGATTAGGGAAAAATAAAAGACCTATAATTGTAACAGGTTATATGCAGACTTAGGGTGGCTAATAGAAAAATTACTGAGATGCCCGTCATCTCTGGCCTGTCTATTTCAGGCGACGACCTCTTGACCATGGTCAAAGTTCTTGAGGTCGATCCCACCCTGCGTAATAAAAAACTTACCTTCGACGAATTTAATTTATATCTTGGTCAATATTTTTTGACCGTCACGGGTGCCACCTTTACAGGTGATGTGGTCATTGATGCCAATGCAACGGTATCTGGATCTACCTCTTTAAACTCATTAACTGTCACCGGAGATGCGACGTTCTCTGGTATTACTGTACAAAATAATTTAACAACCAGTGGAACCATTAGCGGCCTCACGCTTACTGGTGAGACTGCGGATTTTACACGTGTTGAAGTAGTAACAGGTACGGTTGGTACTTTATTCAGCACGTCAGGTGCATTCAATAACATTACGGTTACAGGCACTGTTTCTGGTGCAACAGTAACCGGTACAGATGCTCGCTTTATTAGCGGTAATTTTACTGAGCTTTCTGGTAACACAACCACAGGTACTACCGCTAATTTCACAACAGGTAACTTTGTTCAATTAAATGCAGATCAGATTGATATCAGTGGTATTGAAGTAACCGGAAATATTGATGTCACAGGCAATGTAACTGCCTCAGGTATTTATGGAACGGGTATCGTTTCTGGTTTAGTTGTTACTGGGGACACTGGTCAATTTACAAATATTACAGGTGTCAGTGGAGTATATACGGATCTATCAGGAACAACCATTACAGGAGTAACTGGTTTATTTACAACCGGTGAATTCCAAAAAATTTCTGGGGACTTTATTACAGGAGAAGTTCTTGAATTTACTTCAGGAACCTTCAATGTTCTCCAGGCTCAAAACCTTTCGTTCTCTGGTGACCAGACAATTAGCGGTAACTTTACCGTCCTTCAAGACACCTTCCTGCAAGGAGATTTAGCTGCAAGCGGAAATGTAACTATAACGTCAGGCCTTAGTGTAACTGGCAACACTACAGCAGGAAGTTTAAATGCTACCGGAACAGTTTCGGGCGTTACCATTACAGGAACTTCAGGTCAATTCACCATAGTTTCTGCAGCATCCGGACTTTTTACAAACATATCTGGGACAACAATAACAGAAACTACCGGTCAGTTTATAACTCTCACCGCTGATACAGGTAACTTCACCAGAATCAGTGGTACCACTGTCACTGGAGTAACAGTTCAAGGAGCTACTGGTACTTTTGATTCTTTAACAGGTACCGATGTAACTTTTACAGGATTAACAGCTACTGATATCACAGGGACCACCATCACAGGTACCAGTGGTTTATTCACGGTCTTGACTGCTGTATCTGGTGTATTTACTACGGAGATTTCCGGAACAACGATTACAGGAGCTACAGGTCAGTTTACTGAAATGAATATGGTCAGTGGTTTCTTTACCACGATCACAGGTCAAACCGTTTCAGGCGAAACAATTTCAGGAAGCGGTTCTACTTTCGTTACTGTAAATACATCAGGGTTGACCGTTACCGGTTCAGCTTCTGCTGCAACGTTCACTGGCACAACCGTTAATGCAGCAACAGGCACTATTAATACGCTTACGGGGACTACGGGAGTCTTTACTTTTATCACTGGTGCAACAGGTAATTTCTCGGTCCTCGATGCCGATACTCTTACTCATGACACAATCTCTGGAATAAGTGGTGTTTTTACAGACAAAGTAACGACAAAAGATATTCAAGCTTCCGGTGATGTCACGGTCACTTCCGGTCTTACTGTCACCGGGATTATTACAGGAACGTCAGGTTTAATGGGACACTTAGGTGTTTCCGGCACCACCACGGGACATATTGAATCAGGAGTAATCTCTACAGTTATTTCAGGCGTTGTTTCAGGTGCTGAATTTGAAATCAGCGGATCTACCCCTACAGTCACAGGTAATGGTCTTGTTGTTAAAGGACCTCTTGTGATCCTGCCTTAAATAAGAGGCGTTAGAATGTTTCTATGGTAGGCGTAATTTAAATGGCACAACAGTACGGAACAGTAAAATGTGATGTAATCACTTTTACCAGTGGCACGGCTGGCAATGAAACTGACATTTCTATCACTGTTAGCGGCCTGGCGAATATTGAAGAGTCAGGTATTACAATTACCGGCGATATTCAGGGCAATAACATTACAGCCACTGGTGACCTCAATGTTAGCGGCACCGGTTTAATTGCGAGCAACGCAACGATTGGAGGAAGCCTAACCGTTTCTGGTGCAGGTAGTACCTACGCCTCTGGCTTGGGAGTTAGTGGTACATTTACTGCAGAAACTTTAGTTGCTTCAGGAAACGCTACGGTAACTGGAAATCTGAACGTTTCAGGCGACACGACCCTTAGAGGCGCTGTTGGTTCCAGTGGGTTGTTAACCGCTTCGGGTTTAACAGTAACCGGTGCCATTAGTGGTAACACTATTAACACTTCGGGAAATATTGTTACCACTGCAAATATTACCGGTAATATCATCAACGCTACTGGTAATATTAGTGGTTTACTTGATGGTGGTGTCTATGGATCAGGTTTTTGGAAAATTCCAGCGGGCACTACAGCAGAGCGTCCAGGTACTGCTGTTACCGGAATGATCCGATACAATGAAACTATTAATACTTTTGAAGGTTACGGTGAAGGAAACTGGGGTCAACTTGGTGGCGGCGCTACCGGATCAGGTACCGATAAAGTATTTCTTTTAAATGAACAAACAGTAACTACCAGCTATACAATTCCTAATAACCAAAACGCTACTAGTTGTGGTCCGATTACAATTAATGATAGTGTCGAAGTCGTTGTCGGTGACGGCGAAAACTGGTCAATCGTCTGAGGATTAAACAATGCCAATTACTATTTCTGGAGATGGTGGAATTGCAGGCGTCACTAATTTAGACGGCGGCGATTTTGAATGTGCGACATTGGTCTCAAGTGGAGATACTACTCTTGGACCACAGGCCGTAGGTCGCGCTTCTTTATTTGTTGACGATTCTGCTAATTCAGTTGGCATCAATACAACCACTCCTGCCGCTGCTGTATTTTTAGAAGTTGCAGATGGAACTAACCCAATTGTTTCTTTAAACAATACAGGTAATGGTGAAGTAAGACTTGGCTGTACTTCAACTGCTGGTTATATCGGTACTGAATCTAATCATCCTTTTAATATTGAAACTAATTCTACAATTAAAGCTGTTGTTTTAGCTAATGGAAATATAGGTGTTGGTAACACAAGTCCAACTGAATTAATTGAATTAAGAGGAAATTTAGATCAGTCAAATGTTTTTCTTACAACAAGTAGCACAGCTGCAAATTCAGGTTCAACTATTGCTTTTCAGAGCACTACTAACGGCTGGGGTTTAAACGGTGCTCATGCAAGCATTAAAGGAGGCCGTGTAAATGGATCCAATGGTTATTTAGATTTTTCTACACGCCAAAGCGGTTCTTCTGCCGTTGTAATGCGTTTAGATGAAAATTCACGTGTTGGTATCGGAACCACAAGTCCCCAAGCACGTTTACACGTTGTAAAAAGTGATGCAGCAGAAGAAACACCTGTTAGATTTCGTAATTTTTACAACGATGGAGTTAATAACAGTAAAACAAATTTAAGATTTGAAATGGCTACCGCCAATAATCAAGGCGGTACAGCAGTTATTCAAGGTGTATGTGGAACAGATGCTGGTGGAGCAAATACACAAAATGATGGTGGATTACGAATCCTTGTTTCAAGTGGAGGCAGTGGTACTTTAAGTGAAGCTGCTACATTTACTAAGCTAGGCAACCTTGCATTCCCCAACGGTCAAGGTATTGACTTCTCTGCAACGGAAGGAACTAGTGCAAGTTCAAGTATTTTAGATGACTACGAAGAAGGTACTTTTACTCCCGCATTTAATGGAACAATTACCTATACAGGTACTTTAACAGGTAATTATACAAAAATAGGTAGAGTTGTTTATTTCAGCATTGGTTATAGCAATCAGACGTTTTCAAACGCTACCGGTGGTGTAGCAAAAATTACCGGATTACCTTTTACAGCAAATAGTGATTCAATAAATCGTTCAGCATTTTTTATTGGATATTCTGATGTAACTACAAATGCAAGTCAAGGAGGGTATATTGAAGACGGAACTACTAATATTATTTTTTACAATTCGGGAACAAGAAACACTTCTACTTTTTCAAATGGAACCGGTAAATATTTATACTTATCAGGTTTTTACCTTGTTTAACAGCCCGTAATGGCTCTAAACTAATACCTAAACCTGTTTTGTCTGGAGGACAATCCTAATGGCTTACGAAGAAAAAATTGAATACAAACTGGAAATTATCCCCCCCTGGTCTATTATCCAGTGCCGTCGTGCTGATATTGTCCTTAAGGATGGTGTAGAAATTGCACGTGGTTATCACCGCTGTGTGTACTCCCCTGGTGATGATGTTTCTGAAGCACCGCAAGAAGTGCAAGATGTTGCAGCAGCACTCTGGACTCCTGAGTTAATTCAAGAGTATCAAGATCATATTGATCCTACTCCTGTTGGCCCTATCTCATCCGATGATACAGCTGATGCTCCAGTGGAAGAAACAACTTCTTCAGGTGAAGAAACAACTTCTTCAGGTGAAGGTGGTTGGGTATTCGGCTCCGGCACTACTTCTTCAGGTGAAGAGACTACTTCTTCAGGTGAAGAGACTACTTCTTCAGGTGAAGCTTGAGTTAGAATAAATAAAAAGTAGTTGTAAAAAATGTCTGGCGTTCTTCGTTTAGGTAATACAGGTGCTGCCACTGGTCGTAGCACCATTCAAGCGACTGCAACGTCAGACGCTACATTTAGTTTGCCATCTGCTGGTGGTACTATTCTTACCACAAACTTTGATACAATTGGAACTATTACCTGGAACGGTTCCAATATCAACATTACCAATGCAGATCTGAATGTTAACAGTGGACAACTATTTGTTGATGAATCTACTAGTCGTGTAGGAATTGGGACGGCTTCTCCTAGTTATAAATTACATGTTACTGATACAGGAGCTTTTACAAAAAATAGATCTAATACAGGTGGTATTGCCAACTGTGCTTTAGCAATTGATCCGGCTGACTCAACCATGTTCTTTGGTTTTAGGGTTAACCAAGCTGATAATGATCTTGTTTTAGATTCGAATAGTGGTTCAGATATTATTACATTTGGTCCCACAGGAACAGCTAATTTCGGAGGTCTTGATCTTTCTTTTACAGATAACAGTGGTGTAGAAGTCCGGCACACAGGTGAAGTCTTAATTCAACGCCCTTCGAGTCAAGGTACTTCAGCAGTATTTGATGCCAGATTAGGCAATACACAAAAGGTAAATATCCTTGCCAATGGAACTGCTACGTTTCAAAATGTAGTTGATGCAACTTCTGCAACTTATACATTTATTGGTCGGCGTGATACTGACAGCACTGCTACATTTGCTGTTACTGACGCAGGTTATGCAAACCTTGGTCCAATTAGTGGTAATATTTCAAACATTATTTTAGATGGTTCAAATGGAACTGCTAGATTTATTTCAAATGTTGGTATTGGATCAACAGGAAGTACTGCCATTACACCAGCAAAAAAACTTCACGTAAGAGATGATGGTGATTCTTATCCACTCTTAGTTCAAAATAGAACTAATGCTGTATCTAAGTGTGGTGTTGCTTTAATTGCAACAGGATCAGATTTTTCTGATGGGCAGTATGCAACCATTGAAGCTCTTTCAGGAGGAACAGGAAGCACACAACATGAATTAGGATTTAGAACATGTACGAGTGGTGGTACGCCAACTGAAAAAATAAGAATTTTAGCAAACGGAGGATTGACTTTTAATGGTGACACGGCACAAGCAAATGCACTGGATGATTACGAAGAAGGTACTTGGACTCCTGTAGGAAACAATAATTTCAACGGCATTTCAAACGCAGATGGGGCCTACATAAAAGTAGGACGCATGGTTATTATTAACTATCAGTTTAATTTTACAAGTTTAGATAATACAACAGGAGCTTCAGCAGTTGCAGGATTGCCTTTTTCACCTAAGAATGACAATCCAAATACAGGAGTAGAATGTACAGGTGTTTGTTATGGAAACAATAGGCTTATTTTAACTTTCATACAAAATGATGAACTAATTTTAAATTTTGACACACATAGGCCTATTCAAGGAACTACGGGCGCAGGAGCTGATCAATATCGTGGAACTATTAGTTATATGTCTAACTAAGCCCGCAATGGCTCAAAACTAAACCTAGGTTTACTATTCTTCACTGGTAAAATAGAAGTACCAGGACGTATAAGATGAGCACTCTTCGCGCAACAACACTACAACACGGTTCTTCCGCCGTTCAAAACATTGTCCTTGATAACCAAGGCCGAGCAATCTTTGGACCGGATGGACCACAAGGACGTGCTGCTCTTTACGTCAACGCACAACTTAACAGGGTTGGTGTTAATAATGAATCCCCCACTGTTGCACTGGATGTTGATGGTGCAATTAATGCCACGGGTAATACAACACTTGGTGGTACTTTAACTGTTACTGGTAATGTAAGTTTTAATGCAGATATTGATGCTGACGGAGAATTTTTGACAATTGGAGGAATGCAAGTTACTTCCAATTTAACTCCCACAACAGGAGCAGGTTGGGAACTCTTTAGATCTAGCCTTGGCTTTGCTCAAATGCAAGCTTACGACCGAAG